GCGATGTCTTGGAAGTCAGCCTGATTGGTGCCAACCGTCCAGCTTGTCTCATCACCAATGGCCGACCATTGCACGCGGTACGGATTGGTAACAAAGCCGGTCACAACGAAGTCACGCACTACCGCCACGTATTTTGCGGACGGAGAACCGCTGATATCGGCAAAGTTACTAGAAGAACCAAGCTCCCAAAACTGTAACGTCTCACCAGTGTCGCCCGCCACTATGAGCTTGCGACCAAACTGTGCCACCTGCCAATTATCAAAGAGGCCAAGCGTGTAGTTGCCTGTCTTTGACACATTGTCGAGCGCGCTGGTGGTGTTGTTAAACTTATAGAGCTTTGTCCCATCACCCGCAAAAAGGTGCGTTGAGCCGGTGTTATCCTTCGCCGCAAAAACCTTCCTTAGACGGTCATCTGCCGCGCCTGACAAGGTTGCAAGGCCATTAATGGCGCGATACCCGCGCGCGCTCGGCAGCACATTCTCTGCAACGCTGATCGGGACGCCAAACACGGTTTGATCTGGTAGCCATTCGCCAAAAGTAATCACTGATTTAGCCACGTCCCTGTTGTGCTTGACTGTTCAGTCCAAGTCTCATTGCCTGCACTGATTACTGACCAAGACCCTGTTGCCGTTTGTTCTGTCCACGTCTCTGTCCCGGCGGCGACATCGCTCCACGTTTCGCCTTCGTCAGCCACGATTGACCAATCTTCACCGAGTATCTTCGGACTTACCGCCGCGCTAATAACCGCAGAGGCAGAACCATCCATAACGGCAGTGAAGTTAGCCGCACCGGACGCTGAAATAACAGCCGTTGCGCTGCCCACCACATCCAAAACGATGTTGTAAGCGGCTGACGACGAAACCGCGACTGCCGCCGTGCCAGAAGCCGTCTGGATGCGGGTTGCAGCGCCACTGGCCGATATTGAAAAACTTGCTGTCGCAGGGAACACGACAACCGCGATGGCATCCGCCGAGATGTTTAATGCGCCGGTTGCTGAACCGCTGGCCGCATGTATCTGCACCGCCGCGCCATTGGCGCTTACAGCCGCGCTGACACTTGCAGAGACAGTCCGCAAACGGACGGCAGACGTGGCAGAGGCTGCAACCGCTGTTGCGGCACTTCCAGAGCCTTCAAAGAGGTTGATGTTGTCTAGCGACTCCAGACTTCCGATAAAGTCCAGATTGTCGAGACTGCCCCAGTTGTCTAACTGCTCAAGGGTCGGGCCAAGTATCTCTGCCATCTGACCCTCCGCTTATGCTGCGGTGATGGTGATGCTGCCGCTGTTGATCCGAAGAATGTCACCTGTTGCAATAGTCTTGCTGCTGTCGAAAGCACCATGACAAAGCAGATTACCACCTGATGAGTTGTCAAAAATTCCGAAGTGCGTGATGGTGCCTTGCGATCCTGTTGCTGCCGGAAAGTTCACCGTTGCGTTTGATACTGCGCTGCCGCTGGATGCTGCTGCAAAAGTAATGGCCTGACGCGCGTAACCGTTGCCGCTCGTCTCTGTGCCGGACGCATCATCCGCTAGGCTCTCACCAGCGTGGCCGATGTAAACGGCGGATGGTTTGGTGAATGTCGCTGTGCCGAGAAGATGGTCGAGAACCTTCAACTCTGCATAATCAGACAGTGCAGACATTTATAGCTCCTATGATGATGCCGCAGAGTTTTGCCGCTGGTAGATGCTCGTCATTTGCAGCGTCCCAGTGCCGTAGTGTGCGCGTTGCTCGTCTTTCTTGATTTCTTCAATCGCGCGTGAAAACTTTTGGTCATAGACTTGCGCCCTGCCGTCATCCATCAGGTACAGATACGCCTCGACCAGAGCGCCGTTGAGATAGGCGTCGGGGTGACGTGACAGGATGGTGTTCGTGGCGTTTGTGTCAGACAGCGCCGTGATGCTGCCGATATAGACAATCTCTGCTGTGTAAGCGGAATCAGGTATGGGGCGAAACTTGATCTCGCTTCCAATGATGCTGTATGCCTGCGGCTTGCCCGTGCTGCCACCAAAGTCAGAGTCGAGCGCAGTTGGTGAGCGATATTCCAGAACAGTGTTTGGGCTGGTGTTCAGCTTGACCTGACGCACCTCACGCAAGTCTGTCGGCAGTGCTACAAACTCGTCGCCTACAACCAGTGTGGCGTTGGCCCGCTTCTCCTGGCTTCTGCTCTCAAGCTCACGGGACAGACGTGCCTCTGCAAGCGAGATAAAGTCAGGTATCTGCGTTGTCAGATCAGTGCGTGCCAGAAAGTTGGCAACGGCTGTTTTTAACTCTGTGTAGGTTGTGATGCTCATATGTTGCCACCACCCGATCTGAAATAACGATTGTCATAGTCATTCAGCCATTTGCGCCACGCCTTCGGGTTATCGCGTGGTTCGCCAAACTTTTGCCTAAGCTGCAAATAAATGATGTTGGGGATGTCAGCGACCTTCTGCCAATGTGCCTGTGTATTGCCCTGCAAAGATCCCTTCTGATAGGCGTTCTGCTGCTGCCTGTTGCTTTCCAGCACATGCTTGAAATGCTGCTTTTGCTCTATCGTCCAGCCACCCTCTGGATTGTCGTGCATCCAGATTTCTTTTCCAGCCTCACGGTCATACTTGAGAAGACGTTTTGTCATGTTTGCCCCAATAAAAAAGGGCAGCCGAAGCCGCCCTCTTTCTGGTTGTGTGATTAGGTGTTAGCTGCCGTTCAATCCGAATACGACGGCGTGTGCCTTTGGTGCTTTGACCTTGAGCGCCCACTCAATGATGATCTGCGTTTTGTCTGCGTCACCGCTGGAACCAATCTCGTTTTCCGAGAAGTTGCGTCCAGTAAGTGTGGAGAGGCACACAAAGTTAGGATCAATGAGGAAGATGCGGTCATTGCCCATGAACCGTGTCGGCGTGATGTCGAGCGTACCAAAGTCATTGAGGTACACCGCAGTAGAACCAACAAATGTCGGTGCTTTGCCTTCGGTCATGTTGACCTGATTGGTGACAAGATTGGTGCCACTCTGCGTCAGATCAGAGATGTTCGCCCTATTCGTGGCAGAACATACAAGCAACGAAGGGTTGCCGCCGTCGGTCCATGCTTGCTGCATAGCTGTGTCAATGCGTGCAAGTGTCAGCGCATGTGCTGTACCCGTGGTGTCGGCAGTGTCAGTACCATCACCAGTTGCAAAGCCCATGTCAGACGGCTTGTCACCGTTTGTCATCCACGTCAGAAGCGATGCAGACTTACGCGGCTCAGAGGCGGAGCGTGCGACGTTCGTGTTGGTAATCATACCCTCTACGTCACGCCTTAGCTCAAGTCCCTTCAAAACGCGCTGGTATGCTACTTCACGATCACGTCCAGCTTTATCTACTGCATCCAGCGTTTTGGATACGATGAAGCCTTTCTGTGAGATCTGGTGGTAGTTACCAAGACGTGCAGTAGCAGTGACGCCAGTGTCACTCATGTCAGCACCCTCGTTGACGTGATTGCTTTCATTCACGCTTGCGAGTTCTTGTGTCTGCCATTCGGTGAAAATGCCTGTAGAGGTTTCCTTCTCTACAGAAGAAAATACTGGGGTTTCATCAGAGTCCACTTTGTAGATGATGTCTGCAAGGGTTTCTCTTTCACCCACAGCGGTAGCGGTGGTAGCGGTTGCCATGATGGCCTCCTATTAGTTGCCAGATTGAATGAGATAATCGACTGCGTTCTTGAAGCTTGGTGCTTGGTCGAACGCTGCACGACGCTTGCGCCGCGCACTTGCTCGGACTTCATTCTTCGTGCGGGGAGTGCCAGCCTTTGGTGTTTTCGGTGCTGCACGAACCTTCTTCTTTGCAGTCTTCGCTTGATCGCTGATCTTGCTCAACTGCCATGAATCATACAGCGCCTTGATGGCACGATGGTCTGACGCCTGATTGATTTCCTCTTGAGTATAACCATACTCTTTCACAGCAAAATCAATGAGTTCAGCACGTTCTGTCTGGCGAAGGCTTTCATCTCGCCATTGAGGTATCTTGTCAAGCATCAGTTCCGATTGTTGGCCCAGGTGTGTTTTCCACAACTCGACTTGCTCGGCTTGCTGCTCTCGACCAATACGCTCGTTCTCTGCGCTGATCTGTTTCTTGCGTTCTTGCAAACGCTGATTGTCAGTCCATCTCCTAGCGTATTCATCCGCCGGAAGCGTTTCTCGCAATTCGTCCCAATTTGGTTCAGCACTCGTCTGTTCCAAGTATTGGAGGACTTGCTGTAGTCCTTGCTGGTATGCGTCACGCTCTTGCACCGTCTGTGCCCGCTCCGCCTCTAGGGCTTTGCGCTCTTCAGCGTTCTTCTGCATACCTTTTGTAAAAGCCGATTGACGTTGATATCCTTTGGCGGCTTCCTCTAGCGTCACCTCAAATGTCTCTCCATCTACAGTGACGGAGACCATTTCCGGTTGCTGTTGGTCCTCACCTTCGGCGTCTTCCTCGTCTTCGACATCACCTTCCTCGGCGTCGTCTTCCTCAAACTCAGCTTCGGCTTCTGCCTCTACCTCGTCCTCGGTTGTCTCTTCCTCGGCAGGCTCTGGAGCATCATCTTCGATCAACTCCTGTGGGGCTTCCTCACTCACCGTTTCCGCTTCTGGCGGGGGTGTCATAAGTAGTCCCTGCGCTTCCGCGAACGAAAGCTGCGTGCTGGTTCCTTGCGGATTGTCAGCCATAATCTCTAACCTCTTTGTTGGTTGTCCATATTGACCTGTGCAATCTTCCCGCTCTCAATCACGGTCTTAAAATGACCGCGAAGTGCGTTCAGTGCTTGCAACAGATGAAAGATCCGCTCACGGTTTTCTGTGTCCGCGACGGCTGTGTTCTTCCACGTATCTATGAAATCGGCCTCTAGCTTTTCAAAAGCCTCGACCACGAGCGGCTCACGCAAAAACGCTTCGGCCTTTGCTGCCCGATCTATCTCGTCCCGCCAGTTTGCCCCTGCCATTAGAGAAGCGTGTAACCTGTCATATCAGGGGGGCGCTGGAAAAAGGACGGACGCACAGCAAAGCTCTGTGTGAACGCACGGTTTGCAGCATCAAAGTCAAAGCCGCTCGGAAGGTTTGCAGGCGCATCGTCAAGCGATGTGCGGCGAAAGAACATGTCGCCAGCGGGTCGGGAGGAACCCCCACCAGTGCCATTACCCGCCTTCAACTCTCGCTTATTTTTGCGACGGCACGCCTGCAAATCTTCGTCAAACACATAACCATCTGGACACTGGCTGCGGCCCGTCAGCGGGTTTGTGACAGGCGGCGTAGTTTCGCCATCGTCTTGCATGGTGGGCGGCGCAAAAGGATTATCACCAAATCCTGTGTAAACCTGTGTCGGGCCAATGAAGGGCAGTTCAGGGCCAAAGTCAGTAAAGCCTCGGACGTTACCCATGGGGTCGTTGCCCTCGGTATAGATGCCGGTCAGGTTTGTTGTTGGTATGCCTGAAGGCTGCGCCGTTTGTGCATCCAATATCTGACGTGCCACAAAGTCATCACGCCCTTCAAGATTGGCCTGCTGTTCCCGTGTTAAACCAGCAAACGGCCTTATGCGGCCAGCCGGGCCAGATTGATCGTCCATGTCATAGTTCAGCACGTCCATCGCTGTTCTGCCGGTGCCAGCAAACGGATCGTACTCGTCTTCCATGCCCATCACTGTGACGGGGGCTGGCGGCACTTGCGATATGTCGAAAAAGTCTACGATATCAGGCGAAGCTGACGGGCTGGCAGAACTTGGCGCATAGTCAAAACCCAATACTTTTGTTGCTGGATTGCCAGTAGTGTCGATGCGCCCGTAAGAACCGGGCATGTTGACCGTATCGGATGCCGCAACATCAACTATGGGTGTGGCTCCAATGTTTCCCAAGTTTCTGACAGTACCTTGAGTCTGGCCAAGGCTGA